CCAAAATCAGGATGCCCTAACTTTCCTGATATGTCTCTATAAGCTTGAGCAGATTCTTTCATTGCGTTTTCAAAAGCTTGTCTGTCAACATTATTTTCTACAGTTGAACCCATAGCTTTATTTTCTAAACCTCTAAACCCAGCGGACCTTTGAGATCTCCCTATTGCATCCATTGCTTCTTGTTCTGCATCAAGACCTTCTTGAGTTCCTTGAGGATCATCTATTGCTGCACCTAGAAGACCATTGTCTACAACTGCTGAAGGAAAAGAACCATAACTAATATTTCTAAATGCGCCCATTCTTGTTTCTTGATCTACGTCTTCGACATTTGGATCAACGGTAGGCATATTTTTAATGCCTAGATCATAATTTTTGCCAATAGGCATGTCTTGATTAATCTGGGCCTTTGTTGCATCATACTCAAATTGGCTAATAAGACCAAGATCAAGCTGCTGATCTAAGTCTAAAGATACATTAGCGTCATATGCTCCTGGCTCAAGCGATTCTAAATGAGGGTTATGATCTAACTTAGCTTTAGGATCAAAATTATCTATCAGATTTTGTAATTGCTGTTCTTTTGATATTTGCTCTGTAGTTTTAGCAACAGATATTCCAGTTTTTTTTGTTAAAGCTTCTTGATTTTTAGCTTCTAAATTCTTTTGAGCTTCTACAGCTTTATCTTTTTGTTCTTGTGTAACTTGACCTAAAGCCTTAGCAAGAGCAGCTCTAAAACCTTCTACAGTGTTGCCGAAATCTTTATCTGATTCAGAACCCATTCCAATGGAGTTGTCGGAAGCGGCGGCACCTTTAGTACCCATTCCTTCGCCGTAATCAGCGTTATCTCCATCTGTGTCCGCTCCAACTCCTCCACCATATCCAGGCATCTTAGTACCCTCTTGGAGCCTTCTTCTGTACTTTCTTTCCAGAAGATTTAGAGTATTGTTTAGCTTTTTTCATGCCAGCTTTGGTGTAAGCAAATTTTTTAGTTCCGACTTTAGGCATATTAATTAAGGAGCTTTGGCTCCCCCTCCTTCATACTTTCGTTTAGTTTATCAATTATAGATTCTACATCAACAGCTTTCTTAACCTCGACAGTTGTAGTCTTAGTTTCTTTCTTTTCTACTTCCTGCTTGGAATAGGTGGATCTATAGTTAAATTTATTAACCATCATGAATGCATATAACGATGTATTAAATGATTTATTATCTAGGTTATCCCTACCTATCTGTATCCAGTAAGCTTCAGAAGCTTGTATACCTAACTCAATGGTGCGCTGAAAATCACCCTTTCTCTCGTCTTTTAGCCAGCGGTAGAACGTAGACTTATGAATACCAAGGAACCTGCATACTTCAACAACGGTAGACCCACAAGCAAACATCTCAATTACTTTCTTCTTGTTTGCTGTGGTCCACACACTGTTGTGTACTACCTTGCCTTCCCTACGTTTTACAGGATTAACAGCCATTATTTTCCACCTCTACCACCTGGTCCCGCACTACCTTTACCTGGACCACCCCTATCGCTCATTTTACTACCACTACTCATTGGCTTCGGTTTAGTCTTTACAGGAACTTTACCAGTTCCTTTACATGTGGGACAGGTTTTTGAACCCATCTTTGATCCTGCTATCTTTGCTGGTCCGCGCATTTTAATTTCCTTTGTAAGGTGGGACTGTACCAACATAAGGGAGAAGGGACCCTCAACAAGGAGGGGAGAGATGTGCTGGTACAATCCCGAGTTCATTACTTATATTATAGCATATTGGGGGGGTAAACGTGCACACTTTTATTCTGTTAGCAAATTTATTAGCCAGGCACCTAAGAAAATCCTTACCAGATTTGCCCATATAGTAATATAAATATATATATTATAATAAGGGAGGGGGTTATCTGTGGATAACTTTTCAATTACCCTTTATAATCATAGATTTAACCTACTTTTTACCTGTGGATAACCCTGTGTATAACTTTTTAATAACTTTTTATAAAAAATATACCCCCCAAAAAATTTGAAACCAAAAATTTCTAGGTCTCTTAGCCCCGGACACTGCCTACACGCAACGCACTTTTTAAAATTTTGCCGCTAAGCCAGATATGACAATACTCCATATAGGTAAACATAATATAATATTCCATAAGGGGACAATAACCAATAGATATACCCCCATCCAATTTCAATTCTATACCTCCAGGGAACACTAAAAACATGCTCCCTAGCTATATACAAAGGATAACCTATACGTAGGGGTACCTAAAGCTTAATAAACTCTTGGGAACGGCTTAATGTTGTGTTAATGCCTTTTTTTATTTATATATATGGGCGGGTGGACCGGGACTCCGCAACCTCGGACGCAGTGGCACACACCCAGGAGTACCTTCCAAAACTTTCACCTTCAGTATACTACCCCCCCCTAGACCCTTGCATAGTAGCGTTTTAAATAACTTGCATTAGTTGCATGGGCTAATGCTATGCGGTATAATGTCGTTAGTGGCTGATGTACTTAGTCACCGAGCGGAACAAAGCGCCCTAGTAGTAAGGCGTCGCGTACCGTTCGCATTTAGGGTCTTAGCAATGCACCACTAAACAAAAGGTTTCGATACCCAAAGCATTGTGAGCGTACCGCAGTAAGTTAGTCGCACTATATACAGCAATAACCGCGCTATTAACCAGTTGTCGCGTTAATGGTCTACCTTTGATGCCACTGTATAGACTAGCATTGATACTTTAAATCGGCTCTAATCGCTTGTGCGGTGGTTAGATGTTCTACACCTTAAAAGGTAAGTGCGGAAAGGCTCGGGTTATGTTGCTACCCATGCAGGGAGGATGTTATAGGATCACGAACAATGATCTCGCTATTTGTAACAGTATAGCGCCCTTAAAGGTCTGCGCCATGAGGCAGGAAGGACTTAGCGAAGAATAGCAACGCAGTAGCGTTTATGGTCTTGTAGGATTGTAATCTCGCAATCCGATCAACTATTAACTGGAGCATATAAAATGCCTACTAATACTATCAAGATCGAAAAAACCGCTTCTAACGTCAAAAAAGCACTCACGAAAAGTGGCAAGTCTGGAAAACAGGCGCAAATTGACCATCAAATGGCACTTGTGTCAGCAGGTTGGCACTTTCACGGTGGCGAGTCTGGAAAGGGTGGCGATACCTCACTGCTCACTCATGCAGTAATGTGCGCCCCTCGCAACTGGCGTAAGGATTTAACCCGCTGGATCAGTGAAAACATGGGTCTGGTCTGGGCTAAAGACTTGAGCGTTTTCAAAGTCAAAAAGGTTTCTACTTTCAGGACTGAGCCTTTCGACGCGCAACATTTGGCAGACTTGGAGAATAACGCATGGTTTAACATCAGTGCGAACGACTCCGAAATGCCCGAATGGTTGCTTGAAAAGGTGCTCAAGCAGACCCTTGCCAAAATCCAGAAAAACTCTGATGACGCTGAGATTCAAATAACCTCTCCGTCCGTCCAAAAGATAGCAAAAGAACTATCTGACGAGTTATCCACGCTTAAAAAACGTGCGCTTCAAGACGCCAAAAAAGCGGCGTAGTCTGCGGGGTTGTCCTATTTATTAGGGCAATCCTACAAGCCCATAAACCATAAGGATATCTTATGAAAACAGTTGTCTATAACTCTGCGGGTGCGTCTAGCGCTGAGTTCGATTCTGGAATCGCGCCGAGCCTCGACTTCCCCGCACGAATTATTCCGTCAAAAGACAAAAGCGAACGACGGATCATTGTGCCCAAATCTGGCAAGAATTGCACTCGTTCCACGTTCCCGCGTACCGCCGGAAAGATCACGCGAGCCAAGCCGAAAAGTAAACGCAGACGTTTCAAATAGCATAAGTAATTCCGGTAAGGGGTTTATTGCAATCTCGCAATAAGTGACCCCAGTGAATCCACCCTGAGTCACGGTGGTAAAATGAACTGACTTCAGGGTATTTGATAGCCGTATAGGGATACCCTGCACATATCGGCTCAGTCCTGAGTATGACTGTAAATAACTGCTCCCTAGTTGTAACCAACCGTACCCTATGGGTACATACTACTAACCCCTGCTATATGCCCAGGGAACACGTTTTTTATGCTCCCTGCGACCTTGTGCGGGATATTCTGAGGTCATTGTATGTGGACTGTTGAGAAAGATATGGGGCGTTTTTATTATGCCTACGATGGTGTTCGTAAATGTTTTACGAAAGACCTTGACTGGTTTGTGCTCGCCACTCTAGAGGATAATATCGAGTGGGCGGTTGCTATTCCGTCTGAGATTTACGAGTATGAGTATATGCCACTGTAAGGGAGAGTTTAATATGTCAATTGGATTAGTTGTGATGAATGTCACAGTAATATCGCTTAGCGTGTGCGCTACGCTGTACGTCACGCTGTAATTTTAATTCTATCGGAGGTATATGTATGTTGGAATTTGTGTGGAATATTGCGCCCGTACTGCTCGGCGTTGGGATTTTGTACTTTATTCATAAGATTCATGAGTAGATTATGAATATATTTTTTATTCATGATGATCCTTATGATTGTGCTAGGGATATGTTAGACAAGCACATTGTCAAGATGCCCCTTGAGAGCGCACAGATTTTGTCAACTGCTCACAGGTTTCACAGTGGCGATGAGTATTGCGATGAGCGCGGATTGTATAAGACCGCCCATCTGAATCATCCGTCTACGATATGGGCGCGTGAGTCTAAGGCTAATTATCTATGGCTGTTAGAGCATTTCAAGGCTCTATTAGATGAGAAACTGAGGCGGTATCCTACTAGACCACCGCATAAGTCTGGCAATTTGTTAGATCATTTGAGTGTTTTGCCGTTGGGTATACCTGATGAGGGTCTAACAAAAAAGCCACAGTGTATGCCTGATGAGTACAAAAATGATGATGTTGTGCAAGCGTATCGCAACTATTACTGCGGTGCTAAGTGGTATATAGCAACGTGGAAAAAGCCTGCGACTAAGCCGGAATGGTTTAGAGAACCGTTGTAATAATAGGGAGAGTAATAGTGACTGATAAGATTGATGAATTAGTTTCAATAATAATCGCAGAATCAACTCTTGAAGAGATTCGTTTAATCAAGGATGGGTTAGATCAGTA